CATATGTCTGCAAGCACACGTATTTGTCCTGGTATAGCAGTTTGATTATGCTGCCATTCTGCTACTTGTTCATATGTTGGTAATTCAAAGACTTGTATAGCTGCATAGTCACCTCCGGTACCCATCGATGGATCAAGTGCAATGCAATAAGTGTATTGACTTGTAGGCTTTTTATACCAACGTGTTTGCCCCATGTTTAGTATGGGAGAAGTGCCTTCCATTGCACTAAGTTTTATACTATTAACAAGCGTTTCGTCAAATACTAGGAATTCACATCCGTATTCGCGTCTAAATTTCTCTTCACCAATACGACCAATTTCAGCTTCTTTCCACGCTTCGTCTCTGTCCGGGTGTTCTTGCCATTCTGCTACAAAACTATGAAATCCATTTGTGCCAAGTTCTTGCTCATTACCATGTGCATCAAACTTTTGCTCTGCTTGTTTCCATATAGTAGCAAATGTATCTTCGTCTGAATTAGGTGTACTAGTAATAATAGCACGACCACCTGTTGCTAGTGTAGGAGATATTGAAGTCCAAAATTCTTCTGCGATGTTAGGCTGCACAAATGCAAACTCGTCACAGTATAGTAATGAAATACTCATACCACGTCCAGTATTTCCAGTAGTTGTTTGTGATACAATCCTACTACCATTTTCAAACTCTATACTACCTTTGTTGTAACTTGTAACGCCTGCCCTAATATGATCTTCACACGTTTCATAAACATAGCGTATGCGGGCCATAATCTCTTGCGCCCCTGTATACTTGTGTGCGGCAATAAGAATAGTTTGATCTGGATTAAACATAGCATACCATGCTAGATATATTGCAGCACAAGTTGTCTTGCCCGTTTGCCTAGGCATCATGTTTATGTTAAAACGATAGCTGTGATAACTGTGCATCAAACGTAATTGATACTCATAGGGGTCAAACAACAACTTACCTTGTACAGGATGCTGTATAAAAGCAAACTTCTTAGCAAAGTATAAGTATCCTTCATCAGGATCTGTACATGCTAGTAAGTCAGCAATTTGTTCTTCTGTAAATGTTTCTTTGGTATTAGCTTTTTTAGTTAATACGCCATCTAAACTCTTTGACATAAAACTATTTATAGAAAAAAATAGGCTCCGAAGAGCCTATTGATTTATTTGGGGGATACTTTAGCTACAACCGCAGCTTGAACACGCCATTAATTTCTTTTTACCTGGTGCACCGCATTTTGGACAATCTTTTACTTGACCGCTTTCATCTGTACCTTTTTTTGATTTTTTATCAGCAATAGCTTTTTTCATTGGTTCTTTTTTATCGCCGTCGCCATCTAAGTCTGGAAAGTCTGGCTTTGCTTTCTTTTCACTAAGTGCTGCCATAAGTCTTTGTTTTACAGTTTCAACAGCCATTGGATTGTCACCTAGTTGTGTAGCAGCATATGCTTTCTTTTTTCGGTTTAAGTCGTTGCCATCTGGAATAGCATCGCTCATGTCACCGTATTGTGCATCAGGTTCGTTATCGTAACCTTCTTTTTCAGCACAGTCGCACGGATCATTATCGCAATTGCAATCACTAACTTCTTCACCGGTAAGTTTATCACCTAGTTTAGCACCAATTGCACTAGGTGCTGCTTTGCCAATAGCACTGCCAATCTTAGAACCTAATGCTGCGCCACCCGGGCCACCTATTGCGCCACCAAGTGCTCCGCCGCCTAGCCCGCCAATGCCGCCGAGTGCAGCGCTTGCGCCCGGAACTGCTGCTCCAAGTGCTCCGCCTGCTAATGCTCCCATTAAGCCAGCTTTTAAATCTTCATCGCCTTCTACGTCATCTTTACCTGGAATATCCGGGTCGTCTCCCATTGCTGTGCGAAACTTTTCCATGTCTCCACGCATTCCTAAACTTGGTGCCGGAGCAGCTGGTTTGTCTTGCATGCCTGCATTTCCTTGCATTGCTGCAATCATATCACTAATTTCGGCGCCTGTTTCTGCACTAATAGAAATTGTAGCGGCTTCGTTTAATTCAGTTCTTTTAGATGTTTCAGATGTTTCTATATCTGTCATCTGTTTTATAAGTTTTTTCATATCCATGTTGTTAGCCTCCTACAACTGCTTTAGTATTTTCTTCCATCTCAATATCCGTTGATTCGCCTTTTGGGGCGCCTGCAGATGGTTCATGATCTCTTTCTTTACGTGCTGTTTCTAATTCTTTAAGCAAGCTCATTACACGCTCACCGGCAACATCAGCTTGTGCGCTTTCACCGCCCATGTCTTCGGTATTTAATACTGATTCGTAAGGTGTATCGTCTTTTGTTTCCTGATATTCTTCTCTAGGATCATTTGTATTTCTAACAATTATATAACTTTGGTCAACACCGCAACATCTACCTAAATATTCTTGTAACACTTGGCTTGTAGTTGGATATTCTACTTCAGCTTCAAAATACGTAACTTCCATATTTTGTAATTGAGGGAAATCTAATGGACGTTCCTGGATTGGAGTTTTTTTGCCTGCTGTCATATTAACTACACTAAATTTCTTTAGAGCTGTTTCTAATTTATCTACACAGTCGTCTGGACAATCTCCAGCAACTCCTATTTTAAATTCATAAGTCTTTTTTGACTCTGTAAGTATTTCTTTAAATGATCTCATTGCGCACTGATCCTATTGTTATATATTATTTATCTTTATCCAAGCCTTTTAATCTTTCTAATAGGCTATTCCTATCAGTGACTACATAGCCTTCCCCGTTAACTATGTCGCTGTCACCGGTACCTGAATCTTTATCCTGCTTTTCTTTTTTTAATTGTAGCTCAATCATTTTTAATTTTTTATCAAGCTTTGCTGTTTTTGCATCTAGTGTTGTTTTAAGCATACCGCCAGCTACTTCAAATACTCTACCACTATATCGACTTTCTACATTCATTCCTAGATCCATTAGATCTTCATACGCTTGCATAGCTTTGTCAGCAATATCGTTAAGCTCTTTATCTGCCATTTCACCTAAGCCTTTAACAGCAGGTAATGCAGAACTAATTTTGTCAAATTCAGCAATGTCACGCATAGTTTTATTCTTTTCTTCTATTTCGTGCATTCTTTGATCTGCTTCTTGTTCTTCCGCTTGTTCTATTATTTCTTTAGAATCAGGCAAATTTAATAAATCTTCTAATTTTTTAGTCATGGTTCCAATCCATTATATACTACTATTATTTATCGTCTGCGACCATTATGAAATATATCTTCTTCGGTAACGATTCTAAATAATATTCGTTTTTGTTTACACCATGCTCTTGCTGCTTCCCACTTTGCTTGATTTACTACATAATGAGCTTGATTATGTTTGCTGTTTCCTAATTTATCTCGTCTTGCTTGACTTAACGGTTTAACTTCTATAAGTTCTACTCGCTGTTTCCCTCCTTTATCATTATATGCAATAAAAAAGTCAGGTACATATATGGTTTGTTTACCCGTTAATGGATTTCTATAAGGAATACGTATTGCTTCACTTGCCCATTGACTTACACTTGGGTGCTCATCGCAAAATTTCATAAATGTAAATTCCCATCCTGATCTATATGTTGGTGATTTAGTACCTACATATTTGTCCGGGTTTTTAAGATTGTACTTTCCTTGGGCAAATCTTGACATTAGTAAACAACATTTCTCTCATCAAAAAGTGAAGTTTCTGCAGAAGTTTTATAACCTAATGTAGATGTTTTCTTCCTATACAAGTTTAATATTTGAGATACAACATCAGTAAGTTCAATTTCTTTTAAGCCCTTTAATGTATCTAACAAGACGTATACAGGAACTTGATCTATTTGTGCTTGCTGTAAAAATATTGCTGCTGTGTTGATTGCTGATACTTTGTCAAAACCTCTTTTTAGAAAATATCCTACTACTGCACTTACATCACTTGCATTATAAGAAATTGGGTCTTTAAAATAATTATTAAAAATAACTTGAGTTTCTTCTTGTGTAGGCTGTTGGGGATTACTACTTAATGCCATATTATTCTCCTAAGGCGCTTTTCATAAAATTAAATAATTTAAAGTCGCCGGCAAATATTGCTGATTGTATGTCAGATAATATAATATTTTTTTGGTCTGGTGATAATTGATTGTATCCTTGAAAGTCTAGGTCTTCAACAAATCCTGTGTTAAGTACTTTAGCAAGAAAACTATTAAATGCTTCAGGGTTGTTACTTAATCTATTCCATGTTGATTCAGGATCTCCTGTTCTTCTACTTGCAGGTAGTCTAACATCCGGAACAAAGTTATTTTGTTGATCCCTAACAGGAGTAAAATATCCGGGAATAGTGCTTGAAGATCTAGGTCTAGTTGCTGTATTTTTGAAAATTGTACTTGTTAAAAAATCACTAGCAACGCCTGCTACAACTGATTTTACAAGGGGACTTTTAAAAGGTAATATATCAGTTATTTTCTGTAAAACAGGAGTAAGAATAAGATCAGCTATATTAGCAGTGCCTTGACTAGTTGTTAAAGGACTAAATGTATTGTCGTACAGTGTTTCGGGATCAGCAAAGTTTGTAGGTTCACTATTTTCTCCTATTATTCCGTTATCATACATAACAGACTCGTAAGCAATAGAAATTGAGTTTTCATTAAAACTACTACCGTCTGAGCTATCAACTCCTCCATGGTTCCACGAACTAAGTAAAGGATTAACAAGAGTATAACTGAACCAATTTTGTAAACTCAGTTGATATATTTTTATTGTTGAAAAGAATGGTTTATCGTAAAAGTTATTTAATCCATAATTTGGTGTACGTGGCGAATACTTGTCTCTTGGTGCAAAACTTCCATCAGTAGTAGATGTAGACGAACTTAATGAATGATTTCCGTCTTGGAAATAAAATCTATAGTACTCTTCTAACATTGCTCTAGTTGCGCCTAAATTATCATCGTGTAATACAAGATTAACATCTTGATAATCTAGTCTAGTCTGCATATTCTTCTTGCGATTGTACTGTTGTTTATTTTGTATATCTGCTCTAAAACCAGGCAAATCTGCGGACTTTACTAATACACCGATTTGTTTTTGAAATTGTTTCATATTTGAACCAATACTTACATCATCGGTAACTTCAAAAACAACATGATAAAGAAACTTTGTTTTAGGTGCAAATATATGCCCATACTCATTAAAAAGATTATGTGCATGTTGTGCGTCACGCAAGTGAGTGTTTAACGCTTGATTATCTAAATAGTTGTTGAAAAAGCTCATACTAATATTTATCCTCACTTATTAGGTGCGTATATAATAAAAAAGCAGGAATCATTTGACCCCTGCTTCTTAAATTACAAGATACCCAATTACTAAGCTATTAGCCAGTTACTTGAGTACCGCCTACGCCGTCTGCTGCAATTCTGCTTACTACTTCACCAACTCCAGTAAACTGCTCGTCTGCGCCATACTGGATAGCGTTGTCATAACGAATAGAAAGTGTTGTAGTTACTGCATCACTTGTAGCATATGCTAGTGTATTATAATTTGCTGATTCTAGATAACAACCTACTAGTTGGAATCTATCAATTACGTTTGAACCGTTGGCGCCGTTGCCGCCGTCTAAGATTTCAATTTTTGTAATAAACTTATATGTACCGCCTGATACAGCACTTGATTGTTCAAAGAAGTCAAACTGTCTTTGAAGCTGCTGACCAATGATTTTCTGTACATTGTTATTTGCATCTTCACGTAAAGTGATTGTAATTGGATCCCATGTGTGTTTACCAGCAAGATAGCTTCTTGAATTATAAGCATCGATAGTCATTTGTTCAAACGTTAAGTTTGGACGAGTTACATCAACTACCTGTCTTGTAATTTCACGGATGCCGTCAGCACCACCTGTTGTACCAAAATTTTCAAACAATACTCTAAAACGGTATTGTAATTTAGGCATGAGTAGTGAACTATTGCTTCCGCCACCATCTTCTGTTGGAATCGAAATATTTGTTAATGTTGTAATTGGCATTCTTGTTCTCCTGTTACAGTTGTATTTATGCAATTTAAGAGTGGGATTTCTCCCACTCTATAAAGTACGCATATTATCCCAGAGCTGCAATTTCTCCTGTATTCTTAAGTCTTAATGGAATGTAAATGAATTCAATTGCTTTTACTGGTTCAATTGCAATATCCAAATACAGCTCGTTTCTATCTACTCTCGCAGGAGTATTGTTTGATTCGTCACACACAACTAAGAAGTCATATAATGCTCTTAGTCCAACCAATTCAATTAACAACTGATCAGCTGCAGATTTAATTTGGTCACGTGTAATTTTATCATTTGGTTCAAACAAATAAGGTCTTGCAAGTAGTTCCAATTGTCCACGTAAGTAAACAACCAAACGTGCTACATTGACCCTATCTAGTGCAGAAGCATTTCTTGCTCTAGTTTTCTGACCAAATACAACTAACCCTGCTCCGCTAATAAACGTAATTGGGTTAATTTGTGCTGAGTACAACGTGTCACGCTGTCCTGTGTTAAGAGCAACACCTACAAATTCTCCTTCAGCATTAATAAAACCTGAACTTGAAGCATTTGTTACGCCGCCGCGTCTTGTACCTGCTGGAGCAAACCAGGGGAATGCTACTTGGTCATTAAGTACAAGTGTGCGTAGTGCCATATGTGATGCTGGAACTACAACATTGTTTCCAAAGTTATCACTTGAAAAGCCTGCTGGATAGTACATACCTAAATATTCGTCTTTAGATACACCACCTAAATCATTATCTTCTAGTGCGCCTCTTACGTTATTAGCCCACTCATTTAATGATGTAGCATCTGGTGTTAAGCGTAATGGTGTATCACCTACAACAAAAGCAGTTAAGCGTCTGTCATAATTAAGTGTAACCATTTCACCAATCAATTCAGGATATCCTGGCGTAGCAACTAAGTTAAACTGGCGACTTTCTTCGTCACGTATATCTTGATTGCTGTTAACCATAGCCTGTAGTGCTTGTACGACACTCTTGCGCTGTGCATGACGTCCAAATGTGCCTGAGCCATCTGCATTGTTTCCTGAGTCAGTTACCCATCTATGTGGATAGTAACTACCCATAGGTTGATCAATAACGTCTGCTGGATCTGAACTTTGTGGATCATCTACTTCAAAACGTTGATTTGAACCTGCAACATCAATTGAATTTAATACAAATTTCTTAACATTAAATCCGCTTCTGCGTGTGTTCCATAGCAACATTCCTTTTGGATATAGTGCAGGATCTGGAGCATCTGGATCTAAGTAGTCGT